TGTGTTTTGTTCAATTACTGGAGGTAGGGTAAATTCAATTTCCTCTATTCGCCAATCAGTTTCCCCGTAGCGAGACAATGTTAGTGGCTGGTAATTCTCATTTACCAGATAGACTACATCGTTTACCTGTGCCCTCATCGGGTATTCTAAGTAAGATGCAAACTGGCTCATTGGCAACGGGATTTCGTAAATAAATGTGCCCGTTGTTTCTGTCTCTGTCAAAGTGTGCCAATTGCCTACTGTAAAGGTAGCAGCAGATGTTCCACCGCCCAAAGTATTAAATGCGTACACAACTCCACCATTGCTAACCAACTCGCCATATCTATATGACGTAGTAGCCTGCCAAGCCGGTACGTCACCTATGTCGACAGTAACTTGAGTATTGCTAATGTCGTTTTGAGAACTGTCAAAGAAACGCATGTACGTTCCGTCAGTCTCAATAATGTAGTTTACCGATTGGCTAAACTTAAATGGCAACAATATGCTTCTGCCAGTCTTAGCCTCAGCCGCATACTCAAAGCCCCACATACGTTCAGCAGGACCATACTTAAGTGGGATAAAGCCCGTGCATGTTTTAAGGGCTGAGCCGTAATCCTCAAGGTCGGTACGTCCGTCAAGGAGCGGCGACCACAATCCACCATTAAATCGGTTAATTCTGGTCCACAAACTCATGCGTCTTCTCCACCGTAATGGATTGAATCCCAAACAGAGGAAGCATACATGTTGTCAACCGGTCTGCGACGTTGCAGACTGTCTGTAAATTTGGCTTCCTCTACCTTTCTTTCATACAACGAAAACAATCCTTGAGACAAACCTTTATCATCTGTTATTGCCATGCAGCACGAAGCGGCCAAATGCAAAGCTATAGACTCGACCAACAAGGCATCAAATACAGATGTGTCTTCTTCGTCTCTAATGTACGTAATCTTTAAAGGAGCAGCCAAGTCCGTGTGTATGTACTGACCTTTGAGTTCGTACTCTTTGTAGTGCAAGTCGTCGAGGTCGGTGTTGCCAATGTTGACAAGCCTTAACGATTCTTGAGGAACTAAAAATCTTTTGCCCCATGTGTGCTCAGGAGCAGTTGCGTCTGCGGAAAGGCTAACATCTTTTTTAGCGCATCCCCAGGTATGCGACCTCAGCACTTCTTTTCTGCTAAAGTCATACCGAAAGCTAAGAAGCTCGGCTGTTGGGCTAGTGTCGGTAAAAGGATCGGCGTATCTTCTTTCACCCAAATGGGTTGCCGCCAAATTTACTATATCGGTTTTTGTTACTGCCATGCTTCTTTTACGTTAAACTCCCAGGCCCACCTCCCGAAGGAGGTGAGCTAAAGAGACTAGGAAAACCTAGAATTTAAAGAGCCTATGGGCTCTGATCGCAGAGTACCTCTACTACGCCTTCTTCTTGAATGCGAGTAGCGCCAATGTCCTGCTCACACCAAACTTGGTACGAGTAGTTCTTGGTGGGCAGCTGCTCAACGCGAGCGTCGAAAGCAGAAGTAATACCAGCAACAAGAGCGCTGCGAGTATAAGCAATCGTGCTTGCGATGTCGCCAGCAGAAACGCTAACCAACTGAGTCGGGCAAAACTCGAATCCCATGAAGTAACTAACTTCACCGTTTACGAGAGCCTTAACAGCGGCAAAGTCAGAATCGCTGACCTTATCTACGTTGTTGAGCAAGTCATCCAACTGCTCTTGGCGGTGGACGAAGTATTTCTGCTCACCCATTGGAACTTCATTTTTACCAAGAATAGACTTGGCTTCAATGAGCTTGGCAAGGGTCAATCCCTCAGTGGCTCCACTCAGGTTGACAACAACCTGTTGAGAAGCAGGAAGGGCAACCGAAGATTCGGAGGTCGATCCTGCTAGCTTAGCAGTGGCAGTTCCCGTAGCAGCCGCGATAACCGTGGAGTCATAAGAACGTCCAAAGAAAGCAGACGCGATTTCGACGTATGGCCCGAGGAAGTCGGCAACGCTACGATTGCGGTCAGGCATATCAATAAGATCTGCCCAACGAGTTGGGGTTGCAGTGAGTTTGCGAGTTTCGTGTACCGTATCAATGTACGCAGTATCAGAGCCGCGAGTGTAAGCGGTGCTGCTTGTAATTGCTCCAACTTGGGGCAAAAACATAGCTTCTCCACCAACCATGCTACGCTCAGCGAGCTTACCCTTTAGACGAGAAGCTCCCTGCTGGTATTGAATATGTACGTCCGAAGCAAACTTCTGTGAGAATGCATTAGGATATTGTGAGGACATATTGTAGTGTAATTAGTTGTTGTAGTTCAGGTTTATTTCCTGTTCCCAGTCAAACTGGCAGGGGCTTCCGACACAGGGCATAAGCTTGTCTGATTGGAATGCTGCATATTATACACCATTTTATTTAAAATGTCAAGTAAAATTTTAAATAATTACCCAAGGGCTAGTGCTGCCTTCTCTTCAAAAAGCTTTAAAACCTTTTGGTGAGCGGCACGATCCCCGTCTCGGTACGCAGTATAATACGGATTCGACGGGTTATGTTGAATGTCGTGAATCTGCTCGTCAATGCTTTGGGCTGACGTTATGCTAGTATTCTCTACACCCCTAATCTTAGAACCCATTAGCGTATCATACTGAGATGCCAATCGAGACGCAAACCCAGGCATAGTCCAGAAGTCGGCAACATCCAGTCCCAAATGCTTTGCAACTACCTGAGCCTTGTCCAAAGCTTGCTGATAGCTTTCGCCACCTCGTGGACCAAAGTCTGCTTCCAATGCTTGAACCGCCTGCTCTATGCTTTGAGTAGACTGTTGCTGCTGATTGTTAGCGTTGTCTTCAAGGGCTTTAGCGATTCGCGCATAAAGCTTGGATGCTTGGCGTTGCGAAAGCCCAGCTTCATGGAAGATTGCATCAGTTGCTGCTTTTGCATCTGGATCTATTCCCTCTGGAGCCTGATAACCCTGTGGAGTTTCTGGCCTGCCCAAAGCTTTGTAAGCCTGATCCCAAACCTCATCACCATCGTTGTCTGTAGGAATGGGCATCTTTTCCTTGGAAAGCATACGCTCCAAGTTTAGGTAGGACTTAGCTAGGCTGCTTACCGAATTGAATTTATCGCCAAGGGCTTTATACTTATCAACATTTTCGCCCTCTTCCAAAGGCAATCTGTCAAATATGTTTTCCTTGAACGACAAATCATCGCCAATAAAATCCTTCAAGTTTGTAGTAGCAACTGGCTGTGCAGGGGCGGCTGGTGCCGCCTCGACTTGTTCAACTACAGGTGCTTCTGTTGGTTGTGCAGCTAAAGGATTAACTGTTTCTTCGCTCACAGCACACCTCCGCCATTTTCGTACCCAACCTCATACTCATGCCTGATTATGCCTTCGTAACCATGCTCATCAGCACAGTAACCAAGTCTTTGCCTGGCATCTTCAAAGCCTTTTCTTTGGGCATCTACGCACTGTCTAGTCAGAGATGGACCACTGCGTTTCTTTCGATCATCAAGAATAGTGTACCTATACTTGTACCTAATCTTGTAATCTTCGGGATAATTATAGTTTAGCCAAGTAATGAATTCTGGATTCTTATCTCCATATGCGGTATATAAACCAGGTGCATCGGGATAAGCCTCTTCAACCGGCATGGCTAGTCTTTCTTCAAGCGTCGGACCATTTGGTGCAGACGCAGTTTTAGTAGCCACCTTTTTGGTGGCTTTCTTTGCTGTTTTCTTTGTAGGCATTATACTTCGTTGATTATCCGAAATGGACCATCCACTTCAGGTCTTTGAAAGTTTTCAAGCCCCCGCATGTACTCAATATAATTAACAATTCGACTCAGAAAGTGATAGCTTCTAAGCTCGTCATTGGTTACATTCGGGTCTACGCCAAACTGGTTCATCCGACAAACATCTTTAAGATGCTGCAGAACAGTTTCGCCGTAATCATTATTAAAGCATTCTTGATATGCTTTAACTAAGTCCTTTTCTCCTTCTTTCATAAAATGGTGGAGGTAGCCGCATCGCAGCGGCGTCCGTTCACTATTCGCGAACGTCGAATCTATTTACCCCCCTACTGAACCAAGTTGACTAACCGCCTGCCCAGCCATTTGCAATTGTTGCAACTGCTGAGTAAGCATTGCAATTTGCTCATCGCGTTGCTTAAGCTGGTCTATCGTAGCATCATCATTAACAATTTCGGCAGGCACTGTAGAGTTAATGGCAATTTCCTTCAGTCCACGCTCCCAGTCAATGGATCTTGCACCAGCACCTGGAACAAACGCTTCTACGACCTGTGCGGCTTGCGCGACTCTAAGCAGACCTTGTGTGCGTTGTGCCTTAACTGCTAAAGCAATGCGGCTGTTGTATACTACGCTAAAATTGCTAATGTCTTCAAGGCCCGAATCTTCAAGCAAGTCATCAAAGTCCCCAACCAAAGACATCTGGATAAACACGTTCTCAATAACTTGATTGAGGCACTCGTCCACAATGTTTTGAAAGATTGGGGTAAAGAGTTTAAGTTGCTCTTCCGCCTGCATCTGAACTTCAAACGCTGTCTTCTCAGTGGTAGCAATTTCCTGCTGAGTGAAGAACTTAAACATCTCGTTAAAGAACGCAGAACGTATCTGCCCTTCTAGCCTGCGAATAAACCAGTCAACACTTTGAATGTTGAATGGAACAATGTAGGGCTGAGGCACGCCATTTGGAATGTGGGGATCAAACATGATTTCCCCACCAGCACGGTCGTCCTTTCGGTAAGAACTGTCCTTGGGCACTAGCATTGGAGGACGCACCCCTTTCTCAACAGCCACACTAATGTCCCGTATAGCACGGTTCAAGACCCGAACAGTTGGGTATGCCTGCGTACCTGGAGAACGGCCAAAGCCTGCGTCATGCCTGCTTTTAAGTATGCGTGTAACAATGTAAGGCTGGTAGTACAAGCCATCATTGTCTAGGATTACACTGCTGCTTTCTTTGCAAACGTACACCGACTCGAATGGACGGTTTTCTGGTGCAGCCGGTATGTTGCCCTCGGCTCCCAACCGTGGCTTAACCATGTGAATAATTGTAAACTTCTTGTTGCGAGCAGAAGGATGGTCGGCCTTCATTGCGTCCATGATAACTTCTGGAAGCTCTGCGTTACCATCTTCTATGTCGTCCTTAAAGTATGCGTAAATTTGTTCAGCCGTCTTGCCGTCCCACTCGTGAAACACAGTGGTTGCATAGCCATCTTCATCCTCGCGGAATCTGAACTTGCCAAATGGAATTTCCACAAAGTTAAACGCTCGTTTCTTTGATGGCATCATAGCCAAACAAAACGTGCCAAACATGCCGCCACTGTGCACTGCTTCATGGAATGCACGGTAGAAATTGGACTGACCAATGCGAGTGCGAATGCGATCTGACGCACCATTGTAAAACCTACGTTCGCTTTCAACAACCTCTGGATCAAAGCTCTGCGACTCAAGTTCTAGCCAACGCTCGTTTTGAGGTGTAAGGTCTGACACGATGCCAGCACTAAACACCTCTAAGGCGTCGCGAAACGTAGTGTCGAATATGCGAGTGCTGTCAATCTGACCTGCAGTGCGACCACCAATCTGTCCAGACTTACGCTCCTCTCCATAAATTGCTATGTTGTTTGCGTAAGACTTCCACTTTTCCATTTCTGGAAAGTCGTTGAAGTCAGCAAGAATGGCTACCGCCCTTGATGAGTCTTCTTGAGGCATTATCCTAATTTATTTTTTCGCTCTCGCCCAGCAATAATTGTGCTAAGCAAGTCCATCTGACTGTCGCCTTCGTATTTTTTTGCTTGTTCACCAGCAGATATTACCGTAGGAGGCTGACTAATTTTAGTAGGAACTGGCGGTGGTTTAGGAGCAGCTTTTTTCATTGCTGCTGATGTTGCTGCTCCACCTATAATAGATGCTATTAGCGGTACTGCGAAATTGCCCATAGTGATAAAAGTTGCCGAGCATTATACACTATTGCACAATAATTGTCAAGTAAAAAAATAAAAAACTACTCCTCGATGACATCTATA